ATAAGTCAACAAGTGGGTGAGTGCCATTACATGAAGCACACTCAGGAACAACAACCTTTGAACCTATGTCTTTTAATATTGCTCTCCAACAGTTAATTAAGTTTATTGCAATAGCATTATCTTTTTGAGGTGCGTTTTTATATTTAGCAACCCCATCGAGAAAGTCTTTATTAGCTTTGATGTATTCTTTAGCTTCTGTTATATTCATTTTAATACCAATTTAGATAATTTGTAAACCATGTATGCTATAAGTATGCTGCAAATATAAGTATTATCGGTAACTAAAGCTAATAAGCTAATCCAAAAAGATAGGCAGTATTTACAATCCAAAGGCTTTAAAGGTAGCATCTGAGTTGAAATAGGCATATCAACACGTTCTTTATTATACCTAATTTTATATTTAGCTAAATACCATTTAAGGCTGTATATCGTTTGTGATTCTGCTATATCCTGAGCTATAAGCATAGCTCCAATTAATGCAAGTAGTATCATTGTTTATTTACTTCTAATTTAAATTCGTTAAATACCCTATCATAAAACCTTTCTCCATTATTATCAGATTCATCAGATATTTTTTGAAGTCTTGTTTTAATAATTCTTTTTTGTTGATATTTACCAATAGCAAATGATAAAATCATTAATAGTAATATACTTAGCATCATCTTAATTTTTCTTTTAGTTTAGTAATTATCTTTTTTTTCTTTTGCTTAATGGATATTAAAGGTATGCCAGTTTGTCTATGTATATCAACTAAAGACTTGTTAAGGCTTTCTAAGAACACAATTACATCTGAGGTGTTAAAAGTATCTAAATGTTTCATGGCTTCGCGGAACTTAATATCAACTGAGTAATCATAATTGTTTACTTTATGCTTAGTTTGTTTATTATATTCATCGTGTGTTTGGCAAAGCTCAATCAATGGATTAGGCTGACCGTTTAAGTTTTTACGTTGATTAAGTCTGCAAAGATTAAGTTTATACATTATGTTATTAGCATACAATAAAGGCTCTCTAATTTCTGCAAGTGCTTCAATCGGCATTTGATGTAATATAATTAAAGTTTCTTGCATTAAGTCTTTATGTATATCTCGATGTTTAGTTAGCATTAAGGCAAACGATTTAAAGCGTTCGTCATTAGCTATTTTGGATATAATTAAATCTTTGTTCAAATGACTTTGCCAGTTAGATAACCAATACCAAAACCAATCACACCGCCTTTGAATAAGTTCACTTTGCTTTTACGCTTTAATCTTTTAATCGTATCTGATTTAAGGCTATCCTGTTTAATGTAGTTGTTTACTTGGAGTTTATAAGTATTGATTAAAACAGTATTGGCACTATCTAACTTATCACATTCTTCAATTACTATACGAATAAAAGTATCACAAATAGCCGGAGCTATCTTATAAATAGTATCAACTTTGTGTTTGTATCGAGTTCGATACTTAGTAACCGTATCATGCAAAGTAACTATTATGCTATCTGTTTGTTTAATAACATTCGGTTTACTAGGTACTTCAATAACTCTAGGTCGTTCACAAAGCTGAATAATTAACAGGCATACGATTAAAAACAGTATAGTTGTAATTATATTAAATGCTTTGTTCATAATTAAATTAACTAGGTGTGGGATTTAAACCCACATACAAATGGCAGCCATTCGTGTTAATTACATCAACCTAGTTTTGCAAATATAATAAAAATAATTAAATAGCAAATATTTTAAATTTAATGTATTCCTCCCCTTTTTTAACTATTACTTTGTCAACTTCTAATCTGTAAATATTCCTATCATCAACACCGTATTTTTTTACTAGACAATCTGCCAACCCTTTTACGCAGTTATCAATATCACTAGCTTTTGAGCTAAATCCAAATTCAATATTTAATTGCAGTTTATTATTTTCAACTTTCATATTTGGCAATATTTCAAGCATATCTTCAATATACTTTTTATACTTATTTGTTTTATATCGTTTACCTTGCCATGCTTCATTAACTGATAATGGCTTTATTTTTAGTGTAATCATATTAGAAAGGTGGCTCTATATCTGAGTGAATTTGATTTAAAAAGTTTGTATTATTTTGAATTGGTTTAGTTTCAAATATATCATTTTGTTTTGGAATATCATTTATCCAATTTGAAAAGTCTGGACTGCCTTTATAATACCTAGTGCTTTTTGGCTCATAAGAATATGAACTCATACCCTCTTCACCCCAATGTGAAAACTTAACCTTTTGAATATAAACATACGCAATACCTAGCTCTTTATCTCTATACACACAAATACCATTATCGGCCTTATTATAAAAATTTGATGAACCATTAATATCATAAAGAGTTGGCACGTCAAATAGTTTGCCATCTGATTTTTTCATCTTTGTAGGGTGGGCCACTAAAAAACAATGAACATTATTTATTTCACAAAATGAAACTATCTTATCTAAAGATTTACCTATGTCATTACTTGAGCCATCTCCTTTATGTTCTAATTTATTCCATGCATCAATAACAAAAAAATCTAGGCCCTTGCGTTTTTTTAACTGCTTACAATGGTTTAAAATACTATCAAGTGTAAAATCCTTTTCAGGTTTAATAAAAAAGAATTTGTTGTTTAAGTATTTTTTAACATTATCTAAATCATAATGACTTAATCTATTTGTCCCATCCCATGATTTACCTACAATTTTACGTGCCATTTTACTAAAATGTAATTGACTTGGCCTATTCTCAGGACTGTAAAAAGCACCATTCCAATTATGATGCCTACGCAAATGAACACAAATATTATCTAAAAATTCTGATTTACCATGCGAAGGTATGCCTGTAATTATAGTTAAATATCCTTTTACAATATTTAAACTAAACCCATCAATTTTACAATCAACTCCTTTATCTAGGCCATTCTCATACAAATCATTAATATCATCTGATAAATCTGAAATAGTAAAAACACCTTCAAGTGGAAACTCTTTAGCATCTTGTATGCTTTCAATAATGGCCTGTAAATCATATTTTTTTAAACAATCGTTTGCATCTTTACAATCTTTAAACTCAACTATTTTACATCTTTCTTTGCCTAATCTTTCAGCTAATTGCTCTTTTAAATTTCTGCCAGCTAAATCATTATCTAAGCAAAGATATATCTCAGGGCATAAGTCTAGTGATTCAATTACATCATCTAAATAAGTTAAATTGTTTTGGCCAGTACTTGCACCATTAGGTACTGATAAAGTATTTTTATAACCACATTGGGCCATTGTTAAACAGTCAGGCTCACCTTCAACAATATAAACTCTTTGTGTAAAATCTATATTGTTTAGGTTATACATAATCAATTTAGCATCCTTATGTAGTTTAAACCTCTTTTCAGGCCCTCTATATTTAATATTTGTTAACTCATTATTTGCATCAAAGTAATTAAAATTAATACAATTAACATTTCCAATATCGTTAAAATATTCTATTGATTCTGTAATTTTAAAATCAATTAAAGTTTGTTGAGTTATTTTACGGCCCTCAAACCATTTTATAGTTTTATCTGATAAGTCTGTTTTATTTTTCCAAACAGGTTTTTGATATACTTTTTGTTCCATCGGTTTACTTTCTTTTAAATGGCCCTTCCAATTACAATGTACACAATGCCAAACTTTTTTATCTAAGTTAATGCCTAAGCATTTATCTGTTTTTTTTCTGCGTGTGTGTGAACATTTAGGGCAAGTAGTTTTATATTCGCCTGTAGTTTTATTGCTAGGTACTTCAATACCATAATAACTATAATTTTCCATAATTACATTCTGCCAGCATTACGCATAAATTCCTCATCTCTAATAACCGTTTTATTAACAATTATTTCATCATTCCATCTTTGTTGATTTAAATATGTTTCAGGAAAAGGAATGTATTGCTTATCTTTTATTGAATTTAAAAAGTTTGGTAATGTATCAATAATTTTTTGACGTTCAAAATCTTTTAATTTATTCCATTTTTTTTCAGCATTTTTTTTAGCTCCAACTTTTTTATCATATAAATCCCAAAAAACATCAAAAGGTATATTTATATCATTTACAGTTACATTATCATTTACAGTTACAGCGACGGAAGCGATACTATCCGACTCTATGCGATTATTTTTATCGCTATGCGATATGGTGCGACTCTTTGCGATTTCAACTGCTTTTTGTAAACTTAACTCTTTATTAATCACTTTGTTATATAAATCTATATTCCATCTTTTTAAATTACCTAAAGCTCCACCTTCACCTTTTCTAATTATTTCAGATTCCCAATTATCCAAATCTCTTTTTAATTGTCGCTTAATTGGCTCAAATGCAACTTCAATTAATAAGTCATCAGTTGTTGGATTTTCATCATTAACATAACTTAAAAGATGTTTAAATAATAAACCAGCTTTATCATCAGGTAATTTTTTTACTGTATGAATTAAATCACAATACAGTATAAATGATTTTTTATTTTCAGCCATAATTATAATTTATGAAATTTTAGTTCTACATAAACATGGTCTAAATAATCCTCATTAAAAATATTCCATATATCTTTAATAATTTTTTTATCATACTCATGTGGAATTTTTAACCAATAAACAGTTAATTGTCCTTCATGGTCAACAATTCTATCTATGTACTCAGTTAAATAAAAATACGAATGAATTAAAATATTATGTATTAATTCACATCTTTTGTCATTTGGGTTGTCATCTCTATATACTTTCATAAAAAAAATAAGCCCCCATGTTGTACCTAGTCGCACCTACATTACTGTAGCTAGATACCCCATGAGGGCAGTTTGTGTTTATTGTTTCTATTGGTGCGAGCAATAGCATCATACTTAATGAACGATTTGCAAATATAATAATAAAAATTTAAATAACAAATAAATTTTTATATACTTTATTAATTAATTTATCTGAATAATACCATGTAACTGTAAATGTATTGTTAGTTAAATCTTGTATTATTCTAGGATTAGTACAGTTTAACTTCTTAGCAAAACGATACTCTTTATAGGCTTTACATAGTGTCATTAGAATAGTGTTTACTTTTCATCTAGTTTACCTTTATAATGGTTAATAATTTGCTCCATTTTACTGGCATAGTAATTCTCAAAAGTATTAAAGCCTGAGTTATTTTCTTTATAATTTAAAAATAAAACAGCTCTTAATCTTTGTGATGGACTTTTAATTTTATCAACTTCGTCTTTACTATGTTTGTCTATTTCTGTTTTAATCTCGTTGCTAATTTGATTAGCCGAAATGTATATGTTAGCAATGTTATTAGATAGCTCAAAGAGTTCGGAAGTTGATTTACTTCCTAGCTCTTGAGTGCCTATTGTTATCTTTAGGCTTCTATCTTTGCGTGTGCTAACATTTTCTATTATACCGTTAAGTATGATTCCCATGTTATCTATTTAAATTAATATTAAACTCATTACCTTTTATAAGAGTAAAGCAAAATTCCATGAAATAATCTTCAAGTTGATTAGTAGCTCTAATACTTTTATCATCCATGTTAGCTCTAACTGTTTTAGCAAAGGCTTCAGATGCTCTTATAAGCTCATTAAAGCGTTGTTTTTCTTCATGCTTAAACATACCTATAAATTGTGTATATGCTTGATTTTGTACTTTTGCCAGAGCTACAAACATCATTAAGGCTCTTTGAGTTTGCTCGATTATCTCAGGATTAGTTAAGCCTAATTGTTTAGTGTATTTGTTCATTTTAGTTTAGGTTAAAAAGCCCCGAAGGGCTGTTAATTAGAATGGTGATTCAGCTTTCTTTTCTGCTAATGTTATTTTATTATCAGTCCAAAAAACTTTTCCGTTACCTAGATAGTTTTTCTTTTCTTTAGCATCCCTTTGCTCTTTAGTCTGCTCCTCATAAATGGAAATATTATTACCATATTTATCTGTTGTATCGGAAATACTCAGAGTTAATTTCTTATAACTTCCATCCGATTGTTTTAATGAAATTGTTGCTAATGCTCCCATCTTACTTAATTTTTAATTGTTGTTTAATTTCTGTTAAATTTTTAATGAACTTTTGTTTGTCTTTTAGACTTTTGAATTCCATATTATAACGGATTCTTTTTGCCGGAGTAATCTCAACAGCTTTTGTTTGTTTTGCTTTCATGGTTATTTGTATTTAAAAAGGACATTTAATTTTTTGTTTTGATTCTTTTATTTGTTTCCAATCACGTTGCAATTTTTCTTTTATTGCAGCTCTAATAAACTGGCTTAAATTTACATCATAACTTTTTAATATTGCTAAACTTTCAGCTTGTTTTTCTGTTAATCTAACTTTATGTATTTTAGTCTTTTGCATTGTTTTGTGTGCCTTTTAGTTGCTTATATACAGTAGTTAGTATCCATTTGTATAATTTTTTCCAGCCGCACCGTACTAATTATATTTTATCTGTTAGGTCCTCGTATCTTTTTATTAAATCTTTGTTATAAGTTATAACACCTTTAAATTTTGCTATACTTCCTTCAATATCACGTATTTGATTTTTAAGCTCCTCTATTTTATCATTTACCATATTAGGGTTTTTTAAAGCCCTTTTAGTAAAATCACGATAAACAAAATTTCCACAGGCCCAACAAGTCTTATTTCCATCTTTTGGTATTGTACTTTTAGCGGTATCATACCCACATTTTTCACAAGGTTTATACCAAACATCGTAATCATTTAAAGTTAAAAGTGTTTCCATACTATTTTATGTTTTAATTTACTAAGCCTATCAAAAAATTATTCAAACAAATACTAACAAAATATTGGCTCAATGCGAGTAATACTGTTAATATGGCTTTGTTAGGTTTACGCACTAAGCCAATATCCAAACGTTATAAGCAAACAGTAGTTATTTTGAAACAGTTTTATATGTTTCGTTATAATATTTTTCAGATGATTTATTTTTAGTTTTCAAACTAACATCTTCAATAACCCAATCATCAACTCCTTGTTTATACGCATCTAATATTTGTTGTTTTTCACGTTCTTTAAAATAATTCCAATCAAAACCTAAATTTGATTCAGGATAATTTCTGTATAATAACTCAATAAATTCCTGCATTGTTGTTTTTTCCATACTTATTATTGTTTTTTATATTAATTTTTCATAGTAACATTCTGAACCGTCAGCTTATAACAGCACCTAATAAACAGCAAGCCGATTTATTAGCCACCAAACGTTAGCTATATGTTATTGCATATAATTTAGCTAATATATAATAAATGATATGTAAAAGCATATAACTATTTTATTTGCAAATTTAGATTAGTTACTATTTCACACCCAATAATATCTTCACCTTGTTTTAAAGTTTCTTTAATTTTTACTTTATCCGGCTGCTCAGTTACTTTAATCGTTTTAAACATTTGCGGTAATGAATTTACATCATGTACAATTACAGCTTCTGATTTTCTAAATGATAACTTTATAAGAGGTGTTTTAATTTCATCTTTACCAAATAGTATCATAGCTTGTTTAATACGTTCTTTTAGCCTTTCAGATGCATTTACACGTGCTTTCTTTAGTTTGGTTAACCTTTCTATTTCAGCATCTATTATATCACATTCTGAGTCCATTTGTTTAATTACATTTGCAT